GTTTGAGCCAGAAGCTCATCAAATAGTCTAGTACTTGGGAACCAGGGAGTAAACCCCCTAAACCCTTTTTGGGATATCTACCTTCCAAAACATATTATACATATGTAATTGGCGGGTAGTATCCCCGTAAGGATACAAGTTTTACTTGCACCTCTTGTTTATCTGGCCCATCTGATGGGAACTCAGAATTAAACTTGTGTATGTAACACAGCTACATGGTGTGTTAGGCTGTCCCAAATATGGGATAGTCTACACCATGGAGTGTTAGCGTCTTCTCGGTCTGGCGTCCCTGAAAAGGAACAGCGCAGATGAGAACAGTTAACCTCTTAATCTAAAGAGTTAAAGCATATCTCAGCCTGGAGGGTAAAGCCCCTCCTCTTGCTGCTGAGCAATGGCCTCTGGTCCAGTGATACTGGACCCTCCTTGATCAAGCGGAACATAATTCACTATAGTCGATGCAATTAAAATACTTTTCAATTGTCAAAGCCTATAGAGACTATGTTATAACTGACTCATTGATCTCGCTAGGTAATTCTTTTGAATTACCAGCATTGATAAAGAGAGTTGGTTGGCGTTTAGTTATGTCAACCTTCCCTCGATCAATGAAGCACGTTAACAGAATGAAAAGTCTCCATAATTTTGGACGATACTTGTTGATCATGACAAAGCGTCATGGTTCTACTTATACCGTTCAATACTTGAAAACTTCTCAGTTAGCTTTACAGAGAGCGATAGCAGGTCAGAAAGTTAGTTCTCCTCGAGAACTCTCTCCTGATCTGAATCTGCCTCGGTATTCTCGTTGCGGTCTTCCTCGGATTATTCCGAGGGGTGACCGTAGGGCCATAGGTGCAGGATCAACGGCGATCATTCGCTATTGACTTACTATTTTTTCTATTTATAGAATAATAGACTGCCCTCGGATCCTAAAACTTAATACCATTACAGATCCAGCATCTTATGATCCTTTGATCTTAAAGACAGTTTCTTCAGAACTCTACTCTATTGGAGTAGGTTTTAAGAAATGGGTCCCTGAGTTAAAGGCTCTTAGATACCTGTTATTGGAGACATCTTCTCCTTCTACGAAAGTAAGTTGGGCCGGTATGTTAAAAGATTTTCATACCCTAAATTCACATTTAGTATTAGGCCCTGCCTTTCGTCACTTCGTTAGTTCCAATCCGAATCCTGATTCTTATGATTTCAGACGTCTTGTAAAGAGCGTTGATAATCTTAAGAATCTTAGCCATTTCGATATATCATCGATCTGACCAAAAGGGGTTCCGGAGGGGACTCTAGGAAGTTTGGCAATTAAGGAGGAGCCAGCTGGTAAGGTTCGTGTCTTTGCTATGATGGATGTCTGAACACAATCAGTGTTGAAACCTTATCATGATGCATTGATGGCGTTCCTTAAGTCGTTACCAAATGATGGTACTTTCGATCAACATGCCTCTGTTGTCAGAGGTATGGAGAAGGTTAAAATTACCGGAAAGTCATTTGGATATGATTTATCAGCTGCGACGGACAGGCTACCTATTGATCTTCAGACACATGTCTTCTCCGCCTTTTGGGGCGTTGATGCCAAGTATTGAAAGGATCTTATGGTGGCCCGTTCGTTTACGTTTCACCATGAGCGATATGCCCCTGAACGGTTAAACCTATTTTATAGTGTAGGTCAACCTATGGGGGCCCTATCCTCATGGGCGATGCTGGCGGTCACCCATCACTTTATAGTTCAGTACGCTGCCCGGATTAGTGGAAACACTTATCCTGGGAAGTGGTATGATAACTATGAGCTGTTAGGTGATGACATCATCCTCTTTGATGAGTCCGTTGCGAACACTTATCTCATGGTAATGAAGAGCCTAGGCTTGGAGATTAATCTCTCTAAGTCTGTTTGCTCTTCGAAAAACCAAGTTAACGAGTTTGCAAAAGTGACTACATTCAAAGGGGTGAATGTCTCTGCCATTTCTTGGAAGATGTTTATATCACAGAACACTATGATGGGACGGGCTAATATAGCTTACTCTCTTTTATCAAAGGGAGTCGGTATATCTTACCCTGTCGCCTTCGTAAGAGCTGTGACTAGACTATCACCATGGTCGAAAGTTTCTGCAGGATATTCCTATACCCTGATAGCACTTTTAACCATGTATACCAAGTCAGGTCGTTTTGAAGTTGCATCTCTTGTTAAGTCTCTCATGTCTGAGGCGTTCCCAGGGCGGGCATTATACAAAAATGTCCTTTCCTCGGCATCGATCTCTACATTGGAAAACTTACTTGCAAAATTATCCAAATCACGGACAGCCAATGTGAAAACATCGGATCTTCGTGATCGGCTATTTTTCAAGAATGAGATGTGGCTAAAAGACTCCTTAATGGCGGAGATAGAAGCATGAGTCGCCTCAGGTCATACCATGAGGGACTATGTGGATGCACTAACTAAACGTTATATTAAAATAACGTTCCCGGAAGCTGATCTTGGTGTATATAAAGACACCAAGGATATTCAGCTTCTAGGGGAATGATCAATGGAACTGGAGAAAATCGCTCAATCCCAACTGTGGGTTTCGCAAAAGAAATTGATTCTTGGTTCATCATATAAATTTGGTGTTCCAGGAGCAATCCTTAATGCATTAACCCCGGAAGATTATGAGCTTTTTAAGAAATTCTCTGATCCTATGACAGTCTTCTCTAATCGGCTTGAGTGGTGGATGGATATCCACGCTCAAGTATCCCGAGTAAAGGAGATACTATCAATGCCATCTAGATCTTATCAGATCTTGACGGGGAAAGAGGTTCCTTCTCCAAAATTTCGAAAAGACTCTCCTTTATCGTCCGTAAAATTCTTTTTACGAAGCGCTAAACCGAGAGTCCTTCGATACTAGTCGTTCTGTTGCGCGCAAGTTACCATAGCTCTATATGGCTTTCTACCTGAACAGGTAGATAAGGGTTAGAAACGGGAAAGGAAATTAC